CTGACAATACTGCGGCGAGCATCTTCCGCTTCTTGGCCTGGGGCATCGGATGCTCCAGATGTTTTGGTGACGCGGACTGTTAGTTCGGTATTTACAGGAATAGAAACGCCCGAGCCGGTTACCCATGGCGTCATTTGTGCATACACGCCAAGGTTGACGCTTTCTTTATCGCCAGTAGCGTTACGCAGATACAGCAACACGTTCAGCGGTACAACGCCGTAGATGCCGCAAGTATTTGATGTTGAGGGTGAATATGCCTGGCTAAAACCGTCGACACGAACGTTGGTTGATGCCGTCTGGATGCGGTAGGGGTTATCGGTTAGTTGGCCGTAACTCGTTGGGTCCGATGTTGACTGGTTGTTAAGTTCATTGTTCTGCGCGAGAAAACCGGTGGCCCCAGGATTGAAATACATCCAGAGGTTGTTGGTGATCAGGTCGCGGATAGGGGTTTGGCCGAAGGCGCTTTTTTCTGGGTCGATCGCGGTGATGGCGCCGCCGGAAAGAAGCAGCAGCATCTGGATGAACTGACTGGATCCATAGCTGCGGACGGCGGACCACAGCAGTGAACTGGTAACGCGAACGCCGCCGTTAGGGTTTGCGCCAGTGCCCGTGCCGCGGTTGGCGTAAACGAGGTTTACAGGGTCGCCGTAAGTGGCCAGCTCTTGAACGCTGTTAAAACCAAAACGCGGAGAAAAGCGTTCGTCGCGTGTTTGTTGTTGGCCGCCACCTTCCTGTTTTTGTATGCCAGGTAGTTCAGGAATTTGCGGTTGCGGCGTTAATATCGCAGAAACAACTTGGGCAATAATGCCGACGATAGTGAGGACCAGAGCGACAACACCGACATCATTTCTGACATCTAAATTCGTCCCTAATTTAATGTCGCTGTACTTTGCTTGAAGTGCAACAAACTCCAGGTATTCATCCTTGCTGATGTCAAGGATTTCAATTAGTTCGTGCTCGAATGGAAGGAGTTTTCGTGTCATCGTTCCATCCAGAAGTAGTGGCCCATGCCTTTAGGGATAGGGCTGCGAACTACATTTTTACTTGGGGCGATAAATAGGAGGCCGTCGTCCAAAACGGTGGCTAGCGCCAGGCCGACGTTGGCTGGCAACAGAGCCACTGCGCCTGGCGTGGGCTCGGTGAGGCGTTTGCCGTTTTCGTTCAGCCAGCGAATAATCAGCCGGTAACGGAATGTGGTCTCGGTGTAATTCTGGTATACCCACTCAAATTGAGAACGATAATCGCCAAAGCCGAGACGCTCGTGGACTTCACACGCCAGCTGAAAGCAGTCGGTTTTGCCGGATCCATCGCGGGGTGAGTGGCCCCAGCCATATTGCAGACCGATGAGATCGTTCACTGGAGGGATACGTTGGCGCTAACGGGGAGGGGGCCGACGAGCTGGCGTGTGATGACGCGGGCCGGGAAGTTGGAAATTACGCTGTCGATGGCTGAGCGGTAGCGCAACTCAATAGTAGTCTCGCTGATGCTGGAGCCAATGCCAACCAAGTATTCGACTTGGGTGGCGCCGTTGACCGCGATCTCGTTGGTGCTGGTTAGCCATACCGTTGAGAGCACCAGGCGTCCCAGGCGGTTGCCGTTGCCGGCATCCAGCAGGCGGATCGCAAAATCGACGTTGGGAAACAGCACCTGCACGATGTTGTTGTCGCCGGTGTTGTTTGAAACTGTCCCTTCGGCGCGGAAGGGGGCGAACTCGTAGCGCTGGTTTAGGTAGGTGTAACTTTCGTTTACAAAGTAGTTTTGATAGCGGTGTGTGGTGCCATCAGTTGTAGTTAGGTTGAAAAATTGGGCGATGCGGACGTCGACAGCCATTACGTGTCATCCGTAGTCGTGTTGCGGATCTCTCCAAGCAGCGTGATGGTCACGGTGTAGATGCCGGGGCGCACGGACTGGACTTCGGGGGGTTTTTCGTATTCCCAGCGCAGGTTGCCGCGGTCGGCTGTGTAGCTGGTGACTTCGGCAGTCAGTGCGGAACTCATGCCGGCCGTGACGTTATCGGATAGGCGGAAGCGGCTGTTGCTGGCAGTTTGAGAATGATAATGATTCAAGAAGGCGTCGACGGTTGCGTCGGGGATATTTTCGTATTGCAGTTCCAGTTGGGCGCCGTAAGGGCTGTTGCCGAAGGTGCGGCGGACGGTGACTCCAGACAGTGTGCGGAATGTTTTTTGCGGGTAGACGCCGGGTGTATAGCGGCGTGCGGTAGGTGTAAAGGAGGGGAAGTTAGCCATTAGAAGCCGACCCTTTTACGTGTGGAAGGTGACTGCTGGAGTCTGTCCAGTGTCATGGACATGCCACGCTGGGCGCCGTCGCGGGCGGCTTGGCGGCGGGTTTGAGCCATCGCAGCCTCCAGTTGATCGCGGCTGACGTATTCCACCCCGTTGATCGTGCTGGTCTCAAAGCTCATGTTAAGGACAGGACCGCCACTGGAACCAGGGGCTGCGCCCATTGAGGAGCGCAAATCGCTGTTGGACATGACGCCGCCGCTGGTGCCAGGCACAAACAGCTCGGGGCCGCGCTCGCCAACGAGGTAGGGAGTGCCGGCGCGGGTTGGGCCGCCGTCTGCCCTGAATTTGGGTGCACCTGCTGCATATGCAAAAGTATTTGTTTCTCCTCCGGTTGCTGGACCACCAGCAAAAGGCGATGTCCCACCACCACCACCGCCGCCACCCAATGCTTTAAGGATGGTTTGGAGAATGATCATCGTGATTTGCTTGGCGATAATTTCGGATGCCATCTGAATAAAGGCATCGCCGACAGATTGGAAGAAGCTGGCAAGGGCTTCCTGGGCCGTCATCGTGCCAGAGATGATGCCCTGGAACGCTTGGCTGAAGGCTGTGCCAATGCTGTCTGCCACCGATACAGCGATATTGCCGATGTTGGTCAACTTAATTAGCTCATCTTGCAGGGCGCCGATGCGTTTTTGGATGATTTCGCCGGCGGTTTCTGGGGCCGCAAGTTGTTTTTTGAGTGCTTCAATTTGTTGAAGCTCAGGGGTGGTGTACTGTTTACCGCGTTTCAGCGCTTCCATTTCGTACTGAATACGCAGACGATTACGTTCGGCTTCGGTGGTAGCGTTTCTAAGGTCTAGTTCCTGTTTGAGACCAAGGATTGTATTTTGGGCGTTTTCTTTACGCTGTTCCTCCAAACGTGCAAGGTCTTGGTCTGTTTTTTGAATAATTAAACCTTGTTTTGCCTGCTGGGCCTTTGCTATGGCTAGCTGACCGGCTGCGGTTTTTTCTTTATCTAAAAGTTTTGCTGTTTCAATACCCCATTCAACAAGTTGCTGCTCACCCTGTAAACGACGAGCCAGCATCGGATCTTTTGCCATTTCAGCGGCAAAAATCTTTGCGTTGTAGTCGTACTGATTTTTAAGTTCTGCTGTAAGTGCTCGCTGATTCAGCAACAGAGTAGCTAAACGCTTTGCTTCTCTTTCCTGTGCGTTTGCGGCTTTATTGGACCCTGCTCCATCTGGGGGCAGATTGGAAGGTACAGTAACAGGGTTAATTAGACCGGTAGTATCCTCAAATTTAACGGCCCCTAATCGTTTTTGTTGTTGTAACACTTGTCCTTGTAAGGTCGTAGCCAAATTTCTGTTGGCGCTTTCTGGGCCTACGCGCCTTAAGTTAGTTGAAATATCTTCAAGTTGGTTATTAAGCAGTGCCAGCTCTTCTCTAGATTGAGGTGTTACCCCACTTAGAGCTTTTAAGCTAGCTTGAAGGTTATCAATACCTTGAGATTCAAAACCCGTTGTAAACGCCAACCCGGCTAAACCTAGATTTCTTGAGACAGTGTTGGTAAGCAGTTGGTTTAAGCCGCGTAAACCTTTAGCGATTTTGCTGAGAATACCGTCAAGAATAGGTCCTAGGACTTCGGCAAGTGTTCTAGCCAAACTCACAACTGCTGTGGCTACATCATTTACAGCGTCCTTAAACCGCTCAAATCCTGTCTTAGCTTTCCCTGAAGTACCGTCTACTGTATTACCGAGAGCAAACAGAGTATCGCTAAGATCTTGAACGCTTATTTTTCCATCTTTTGCGTACTGCAAAACTTCTGTACGCGAAATGTCATATTTATCAGCAAGAGCTTGCTGAATTGGTATTCCCTGTGCAGTGAGTTTGGTTAAATCAGTTATACCTACTTTACCTTTAGACACAAAATCAGCGTAAATTTTGGTTACCTTTTCTATAGACCCTCCGTACTCTCCGGTCAAACGACTGGCGAGCTGTAAAACACTTACTTGATCTTGTAAAGCAATACTTAATCCCTGTATTTGTAAAACCGCTGCTTGGAATTGTTCAGAGTTTTTACCTGCTTGAGCAAAAGCTGTAGCCAGTATCGCTGTTTGATTAGCGGCTAAACCTAGGTCGGCAGATAGTTCTTTTACAATGTTTTGCTTAGCAGCTATCTCACCTAGAGCAGTACCAATTAGCGATCCAGCAAAACCTCCTTGGGCGCCTCCTAGTAAACCGCCGACAGCGCCACCTACAGCCGCTTCCGCACTTTGTCCAAAAAGTAGTGGGAAAGCTCCGCCGATGGCTGCAGAGCTGAGACTTCCTTTTATTGTTTTGCTTAGGGCTGTGATTCTTTCTGTTTGTTTTTTAGCTGCCGTAGCCCTAGCCATGTCAAGCTGGGCAATCTGCATTTTTTCTTCAGCAAACAGTTGCTGGTTTGCTTGTCGTTGTCTTTCGAGTTCTCTAGCGCGTAAGGCGCCTTCTGCGCGTTCGGGAGATACATCATTTTCAAAACGACGTCGCGTAGAACGCGGATTCGGGCCGATAGGAAACTGGCTTATTTGACTTCCAGCTAAAAAAGCCGCTCTTTCTTCGCGTTGTTTAGCGCCAATGGCTAGCCGCTCTCTGGCTGCTACGCTAGCTGCCCCTTCTGCTGCTCTAGCGGCAGTAGTTAGATCTTGCGCTACTTGAACTGCATCGTCAAAAAAGCGTAGCCAACTTGTTTTAGTATTCAGTAAAGCTGCATCCGCATTTACGACATCTTGCGCTGCTGCTGCTTGAGTCTGCCGCCGTCTGCGCTCATTCTGCACAAAAGTTTGTCTTCTTGCTACTTCAAAATCGCGGACAGCTTGGGGCTGTAAACCTAGTGCTTTGCGCTGAATATCGTTTAATTTTTTATCATATTCTGTGGCTGCTCGTGTAGTATCTGCCCAGGCTTCAGCAAGATTCTGTACAGCAACTTTTGCTGCACTATCTTGCTGTATCATTGCCGTCTCACGCAGCAATTCTTGAAATGCTGCGGCTTGTTGCCGTACAGCATTTATCGATTTACCTATCTCTTTATTTCCATTTACCCATTCACGCACGTAATCATTTACCTCTTTACTTAATACACCCGATAGATCTCTTTCTTTTCCTCTTCCGCCTACATTTAAGGATATAGGTGTTTTATTTAACGTATTAATTAATCCGCTGATTTTTTCAATGCGGTCTTCCAGTAACGCAAGGTCACGGATACCTGAAAGTAGTACATTAATTTTTGCGTCGTAAGAAGCCACCGCCCTTTCACAGTATTCTGTGAAACCAGTCTACTTAATGAAAAGCCGCCGGGGTTAGCGGCGGCGTCGGGCTTTGTCGATCTCCTTCTGCTGGTCCTCGTTGAGGATGCTGAAGTAGGCGCTCCAGCCGATCAGCTCTTCGGCGGTCATGGTGGTGCTGACTTCGGAGAGGGTTTTGCCTAGCTCTTTGGCGACTCCGAAT